TCTAGAACGCCTGTACTTGTTAGTCCTGTTTCAACTCTTGATTTAAAGTTAGCGACTCCTGTTACAGAATCTATATTAATTTGTGAACTTGTTCCACCACCTGATAAATTACCGTCAGCACTTAGTGTTATACCAGTATTTCTTATAGACTTACTAGCATCAATAGGGTCTGTTCCATCTCTTAATCTTCCAAAACGAGTTCTACTAGTAGAATCTAGTACATCTACATTAGTAAAACTTCCTGCGTTATTTAGTTTAAATCCAAATACTCCATCTGTTCCTGTTACACTATCGAACTCGGCTTTATTTGCACCATCAAAGTAATCTAAGTTTAATAAACTTTTTGTGATTGTAGTAGTATCTGAGCCGCCGTCTCCTTTATCAAGTGTAAATACTCCATTAATTCCTTGACTAATACCTATACCACTATTTAAGAATTTATTTGTATTTGTTTGTCCTGTACCACCTACACCTACTGGTACTGCTCTAGTAACATCTCCGGAAGAATCCAGTCCTGCAAAACCTCTGGCTGCTCCAGTTTTAGTATTGCCAGCATCTGGCATGCTATTAATGTTTGGCGCTACTGATGTAGTACCATCATAGTTTATTGTGCCGTCTGCTTTTGTTGTAATTCTATCATTAAATAGTTGACTTGAATCAGTTACAACATCTAAGCTTGCGTCTGTATTATCAAGTTGTATTTTTATTCTTCTATTTGTATTATCAATAGATAGTTCAAATGCATCTGGAGGTAGTCTGTTCCATTTTGATACTCCTCGTACAGTATCAAAAGTTACGCTTCCATCACCTTCTCTAAATGTAAAACTAGCAACCGCATAAGGTGCTAGGGCTCTTCCTAGACTCCAGTTAGCTGTTAATGCAGTAAGAGACTTAGTAGCAAAATTATAAGCACTTGCACTTGGAGCACTTGGTAAACTAGTAACTCCATTCCATGAATCAAAATATACGTTGCCTTTTACAAACTGAGGTGAATCAGCAGGAGCTGCAGTTACAAATTGTTCTGCTATTGAGTAAACTGTGCTTACATTTGTAGTTATTCTTGCAAGTATAAAATCGTTATTAGTATCAGGTATGAAACTTTGTTTAAAGTATCCTGCTCCAGTATAAGGTCTTTGTACTATTTCGTCCAAGAAAAGTAAAGTATTTGTTTCAACAAATCTTACTCTTGCATATGTAATTAAAGGTGCAAAAGTTAAAGTAACTCCATTACCTACAGTTTGTTTATTCGATAAAGTAAGCGTTGTATTACTTATAGATTTAACATGACAAGGAGCTACTATTCCTGTACCTGTTATTGTTTGTCCCACTTTAATGCTAGAATTAGCACTTGAAAGAGTTATAGTTGTTGACTCTGTAACAGACCCTGACGTAGTTCTTGTAGTGCTGGTCCCGCCATCTATTCTAAATAAATCTCCTGCTATATAGTCTGATTCAAAAGAAGTACCTGTTCCATTTATTTGATTAGAGTATTGATTTACTTGAATAGTACCACTTCCTGCTGTTAGTCCATTATTTGAAGCTCCTACTTCTTTTATATAGTTTACAGGAGGAGTACTTGCTATATCTGTATGTACTTGTATAGCTTTTAATTTGTCTGTACTTTCACTTGCATCAAAGAGTAAGAAAGCAGATGCATTAGCTCCCATAAGTGCAAAGGATTGTTGATAAGTTGCAGCAGTACTGCTAGTGTTTGAAAATATTTGTCCGTCTGGTGAGGTTATAACATAAGTGCTACTACCAAATGAAACTGTACCGTTTGAAGCTAAAGTAACTGTTTGGTTTACTTCTCCGCCTTGCTGTAGTTGCTCTAATCTTGACTTTGTAGGAGGTAACAGTTCTCTTGGAGTTATTGTTACTTCTCTCTGTAAGTAAGTTGATACAGTACCAATAGTTGACTTTGTTCTAATTCTAACTAAATAAGTTCCTGCTTTAATTCCATTTAATGTTATAGCTTGTTCGGTAGTTCCAACAGATACAATTTTTGTTTCATCTAAGAAATTATGCTCTATTTCAAAACCATTACAAAACTTAAACTTTGAACCGTCTTCATTTAAAGGATAGTCCCATGTAATTGTTGCTCTATACCCTGTAATATTTCCGTCTTCGGCTGAATCACTACTATCCTCTGGAGATACATTTACAATTAAGTTTTTAGGTGAAGGTATTACATCCTCAGCATCTGGAGCTGTTTTTACAGGTCTAGGTCCTAGTTTAAATCCTCTTTCTATTTCTATAAATTTATTTTTATGATAAGCGGAAGCTACAATATCAAATTGCATTTTGTCTTCTTCTTTTATAGATATTAGTCTAAATTCTTTAGCTGTTCCTGTTTTTTCTGTTCCGTCAGTGTTGTATAATTTTAACGCCCACATAACCTCTGTATTAGGAACAGATGTAAAGGCACTAGCGACTGTTAGTGAGTCTACATTTCCTGCTGAAGTATTTACTTTTTGTTTTTCTACTCTTATATTTTCTGACCATATTACATCAATTGCGTTATTACTGTCATCTTTTGCATTTGCTGCTGCTGTTGAACTTGTTATACTTACAAGAAGGTCTCCTTCGTAAAAAGTTGTTCCCCCTACTACTGCGGACTCTTCTCCTAGATAAGCTCCTCCACTTGGATAAATTAAATGTAGTTCATGTTTGTAGGTGCTACTATACGCAGGCAAAGTAATAGTTCTATCTAAAGGTATTACTGTAGTAGACCTTGTTCCTGTATTTGACACACGTCCTGAGTATGATGACCTATCTCTATCTGAATCTTGTACTAGTATTATATCTCCGGGCTTTAAACCAGTAGCATTTATAGAAGTAGAAAAACTTACAGTTTCTTTTTCATTCTGCTCACTTAGTAATTTCCATTTGCCTAGTCTATGTGCTTGTCCTCTAGAAGTACAACCAAAAGCAAGAGACTCTGCTCTTACAATTCTTCCTGTATCTGCTATGCTCTCATAGTCTTCTACATATTCAGTAGATTGTCTAAAATTATCTTCTGGGTCATTCCAAGTAACTTTAACTTGGTTAGTTCTTACTCTATCTCCTGTTCCTTCATAAGTAAAGCTTCCTCCTATAACATTAGCTTTTGAAAAAGCATATACAGGTTCTTTAGGTCTATCTACTGAAAGTGTTAAAGCTCCTTCATTCCATAGTGCAATACCTCTAAAAATACTACTAAATTGTTTTAATACTTTGGTTGCTTCAGAAGCTTTTCCTAAGTATGTATTACATGTAAATCTTGGCTCTGTGCTACCATTTCCATCTGGTACTAATTCATCACAATATTTTGCAACTCTAAATAACTCGTATATATCTATTTGCGATTTATCAATAAACTGCCCAATACCATATCTTTCATTTGTCAATAAATCATAAAAAATCCAAACTGGATTATCACAAAAAACTTTAGTATGATTTATAGAAGTAGAATTAAAGGTTGAAATATCTCCTCTAAAGTTACCGTCCCAATTTTGATAAGTGGTTTCTGCAGCTCCTGAACTTATATTTCTTGTATATGCTGCTGCACCTCCAGTTTCTTCACGAGTACGATAATTAGTAGGAACTTGAATTTTCATTCCTTTTAGTGTGTAAGACCGTTTAGGTAATGAACTATTAAAATCTTTTGCATTGAAGCCTACTGCTGCATACGCTGTGTGGGGATAGCTTAATTTATCTTTTGTTATACTTTCTACAGTTGCTAGAGTACATGGATTAGTGTGTTGAAATGAGCCATCTTTAAAGTTCAAGTCATTTATTCTTCTAATACGAATTCTCCAGTTATCATATGGTTGAAACTGTTCTGTGTTTATTAAAAACTCTTCTGAGAAAGAAGCATATTGAGCAGAAGAAGGTTTTACATAACCATTATTAGGTCTTGTTGAGTTACCTTCTGAAAACACGTTAACATTTGTACCTCCATTGCCCCCTGGTCTGCTTAGTAGTTTAGCATTACTACTTCCAAAAGCTAGTTCGGACGTATAGCTTGAACCTCCATCTGTGCTATATTCAAAAAATATCTGTAACTCAACAAAAGAAGGACCTTTTGCTCCAGAAGAAGATTTAATAGCATGACTAGAAGGGAAGGTAAAATTTAAATGAACTTCATCTATTTCTGAAGGATTCGATGCTCCTAGGAAAGCTGCAGTTAGTAAAGTATCTGCTGCAGTACCTTCTGTCTGTGAAGGCTCATCTAGTTCATTATTATATGCAGAATGTAAGTTTCCACTTGTACCCACATTTGCTCTTAAATTATTTTGTAACATTTCTATATTTGGACTAGCTATTACTGAAGCCTGTCCAAAATCAGAATCTATTATTAAAGGTGATTGAGTTTGAGTACCTACTTTTAATCCAAATTGTAGGTTATCAATATTGAATAAACTTTTAAGTTTTGTATCTGCTATATCTGCACCAGTAATAAGTACATGTGCTCCTGTAATAGCAACTCCTGTAGCAGTAGCTAAGGTTGCATTATTTCCTGATATACTAGTTATGTTTGTTACTAAATCTATTTTTAAATTAGCATTTGAAACACCTGTTGCTATTGGTTCTCCTGTTTTTATCTGTGTAGCACTTACAAAAACAGCTGTAGTTACTAAAGTACTTCCATCAGGGCCTGCACCAGCTAATCTTATAAATCCTTTTATTTTTGCATTATTTAGGGACGTCATCATAGCAGTAGTAAAAAAACTACTTGAAGTTTGAATTGTATTACTGCCACCAACCGCACTTGCTGTAGAAGTAGATGCTCTTGCTCCTTCAACTACAACTAGTCTTGGGCCTAGAGACATTCCTGTTAGGTTATTATGAGATAAAGTTACTATTTCTCCAAATACTGAAGAAGTTATTGTTGTGCTGCTAGCAGTTGTATTTACAGTTGTTCTGCGAATTTTTACTATATCATTTGCAAGTTTATCAATAATTGGAATATCATTTAGGAATACAGAAGCTAAGCCGTTATCTAATCCTTCAATTTCTCCTTCTGATAAAACATCATAAGTTAATGCAACTTGAGTTTTATTTGGGCTTCGTCTATCTGATTCGGACTTTGTTCCGAAAGGTGTGCTTATATATTTTGCCATTATCTTCTACTTACTGCTCCTTGTCCATCGTTTCCATTATTACCACCAGCTCTAGTATATGAACCTGTTCCTGTATAACTATAAGAAGTTGCTGTTGCACTTGCTACATTATAAGTTGTATTTCTTAGTTCTCCAGCTTTAAACCCTTGACTAAGTGCTGTTCCTCCAATCTTCATTGTACCATACAAAAGAGGTACTGGTTGTCCTTGTTCAATATTGTTATCTGCTCCATTAAATAAAAATGAAGGGTCTGACTCCATGCTTCCTGCATCTGGCATAGACATTTGTGTTAAGCCCATCATAGCTAAATTTACTCCTAACATAGCTACTGCCATACCTGCATTTGTTAAAGTAACTGCTGCAGCAGTTCCAGCTGCTGGCATAAAAGTTCCTGCGGCTATTGCTTGTGCTAATGAGGCAGAACCTGAAGCCATAAACTGTCCTCCAACCATCATAGAACTTTGCGCAGTTGCATTAGTAAACATTGTAGCTGTTCCAGGCATAAAAAACATTGCAGTAAGTAACAGTAGTCCTGCAATAAGTTTACCAAGTCCTTTACCAGAACCTGCTGGTACTGGAGTTATAATTACAGTGTCTTTTAAATTATTTAAAGTTAACTCATCAAGACTATCTTCCATAAAGTCCTCTCCATTTTGCACAGTAAATTGTATATTTTTATCTTGACATTCTGCAAGATATTCTTTAAATCCTTCAACTTGACAGTCAATTAATTTTAAAATTTCACGCATAGACTTTTGCCCAGAAGTCCAATCTGTTCCAAATTTTGTTCCTAACTCTCCCATTAATTTAACTTGGGTCATAAATATACTCTCCTTTCTCCGGCAATGATACAATTAAATATGGTATGCCTAAAACTTTTGATGCGTTTTTGTCATGCTCGCTTGGACGACAATCTTGGTTATAGTGACTATGGACTACATATAATATTTT